CTGATCCCGACTTACTCCAGGGCACCAGATCATCAAACTTGCAATTAAACAAAATCGCATGGTAATGCGGACGAGAATTCTTCTCGCCGTACTCACCACACATATAAAAACGGATCTTCCGACCCGTAAACCTCTTACGCAAACGCTTCATAAACTTCTGAAAATGCTCGTACACCAACGAGCCACCCTCCGGCAAATTCTCCGGAGAATACGTCAACGTAATAAAACAATTGTCGTCATACAACGATGCCTCATGCATGCATCGGACGGCCCACATCCTGGACCGATCAATACGACAACCAATACACTGCCCACAAGGCAGTTGCAACGCGTTACCTTCTCCGTAACGCGCCTTAAAACTAATGGACCCATCATCCAACCGATGGGCCATCAATGGCTTAAAGCATCCCATAAAAACTCCTGCCCCCTTCCGGGGGTGGTAAGGATCAATTAAAACCGAAACCCGCCACGCATCGGACCACGCATGTTGGCCGCCTTCGTGTGCGCCACATGGTGCTTAAACTGCTTAGCTGAATGCTTCTTGTGTACGGGTTTACGCTTAAGTACTTTCATTTACCTTAACCTCCAAATGCTTTCACGCCTACACCTCACGGTGTCACCTAGCACAGTAGACATCAAGTAGGTCTACTGTGCGGCCCCTTCGGGGCCCCCCTCCGGGGTAGGTGCCACCATCTCTTTGACCTTGGCTGCAGCCAAGCCCATCTCGCGCATCTCATCCAAATTCTTTGGATCCAATGCGAAATCAACGAAACGGCCCGGATCGTTATCAAACCGGGCCCGTACCTCTGGACGAAGCGAATCAAACGCTTCCTGACCACGCCTAACGGCGTTCATAGCCGACTGATAATCAGTAATCCCGACATAATCGTCGGGCAGCGGCATACGATCAACAACGGGCAACTGGCCCGTTACACCAAATCGCTCAACGATCTTGTTAATATCCGTGTCTTCAGCCATATGCTGCTGAGCCAAACTGGGCTCAGGACACGAAACACCAGACGCGACCGAAGCCGCGTCAACGTCGTAATTAAACGGATCTCTCACAAACACTTTTTTCATCGCCTAAAAAACCCTATAACAGACTTCAAAATCTCAACAAACGGCCTCGCCTGTCCAGACTCACGCCCTAAGTTATTAAACTTCTCCGCAGCATCAATATCAAGTTGCTGCAACTTCGCCGTCTTAGTAATCTGAATAGCCTGAGCCGCCAGCACCTTCCGCCGATCAACCTCTGAAATACTTTGCTGCCGCAACAAACCGTCCGAAGCCATCAACTGCTTAGCAGCAGCCAATAAACGCTCACCTTCCTTCGGAATATTCTTAATCTCTTCTCCAATACGCTCCGCCGTCTTAACAGCAACATCAATCTGAGCAGTGTTCAAACCGGTCTGCGACAAAATCCGTTGAATTTCCGCTTGCGTACTCCCAACCTGACCACGCAACAACTCAACATTCAAACCACCAGTTTCTTCACCAAACCTTTCTTTATTATCCGCATCAATACGCGCTGACCGCGCCTCTTGCGCAACCTTAGCAGCATTAGCACTATTCAAAGCCGCCTGGCTGTCCAACTGCGATTTCTGCGCATCCAACAACTCCCGCTGACGCTGATTCTCTTGATAAGCCGAATACGCCTGGGTCATAGACCCCGAACTAGAACCAATACCACTCGAAGCTCCAGCTCCTCCACCTTGACTATAAGCAAGCATCGGGTTCAACCCCGCCGCTTGCATGTCCTTAACAGTAGTCTGATAACGCGTAGCAAACTGCTGAGCATTAAAAGCCTGCTGATCTTCCTGGCGACGATTGGCAAACAGGTTGTCGAGCAACCCGCTGCCAATGCTGCCCAAAGCAGAAAAAAAATCTGCCATGATCAGAAATGGTCAATCAGACCAGGCACAGAATACAACGGCATCGGGCGCGCTGCCTTAATATCAAAGAAGCTATCAAAAATAAACTGCTTCCCATTAGCTGACGCACCAACCGCCACCACTCGATCAATAGGTGGCGAATCCTGAATAAACGTTGAATTCAAACTCGGCAACGAAGTAAACCGTTGCGCCAAATGCCAAGCATCCAAAGTCCCGGTCGT